CAGCAGATACATCAGGCGGTGTTATTAAAAAACCTAGTATCGGTACTAGTTTACCTGGAGGTGTTTCGGATGCAGTTTCAGCAGTAAAAGATACAGTAAGTTCAGCATCTGTAGGAGGACTTATTAATGCTGTAGTTGACGCAGGCAAGGCAATTACATTTGGTGTAGGTCAAGGTATTGTAGCTGCAATTGACGAAATAGCAGGCCCTGGTGCTTTAAATTCTATTAAACAAGTAGGAGGAGGCCCAGTTTCGGACTTAACTTCATCAACAACAAGTTTACTTAATTTAAGAACTACTCTTGCTAAAGGAAATCTGCCTACAGCAGTTCCTGCATCAAGTAATACAGGCCAATACGGAAATCCTGCAGATAGACAAGTTGTTGCAGATGTAGGGTCAGGAAAATATAAAGCAAATGAGACAGTTACAATGTCAGATGGTTCTAGATTGCGAGTACAAGAAGTTGATGGTAAACGCAGTTTAGTCAATTTTAACGTACAATAAAAGTAGGGTAAATATAGTATGAGCACACAAGAAAAAAGCATATACAAGCAGATTACAGTAGCAAGTAATCAATCACAGGAAGTAGTACCTGAAACACGAGCGTATAGAGGTATTAGTACAGTAAATCCTGACGCCTCAGAATGGGTACTTTATGACATTGAACTTATTAAACAAGATATTATTAATAATTTTCATATTCGTCAGGGTGAAAAATTAAGTGATCCAGAATTTGGCACAATTATTTGGGATATTTTATTTGAGCCATTAACAGACCAGCTACGTGATGCAATACTTAAAAATGTTGCAAGGGTTATTAATTTTGATCCTAGAGCAAACGTAGATAATATCACAGTAACTACATATGAAAGTGGAATACAAATTGAATGTACATTGACTTATTTGCCTTACAATATTTCAGAGACAATGCGTATGAGATTTGATGAAAATGCAGGTTTCCTTTTGTGATTTAAGTGCGCACTTAATCAAAGGAAATAAATACATTATAACGAGGAAAGCAAACAATGTCGTCAACAGATAGACAAAACAGATTACTACTAGCAGAGGATTGGAAAAGAGTCTATCAGTCTTTTCGCAATGCCGATTTCAAGTCTTACGATTTTGATAATTTAAGACGTACAATGATCTCTTATTTAAGAGAAAACTATCCAGAAGATTTTAACGATTATATTGAGTCAAGTGAATACCTTGCGTTAATTGATATGATCTCTTTCTTAGGTCAAAACATTGCTTTCCGTATTGATCTAAATGCTAGAGAAAACTTTTTAGAATTAGCAGAACGCCGCGAAAGTGTATTACGTTTAGCAAGATTGCTTTCCTATAATCCTAAGCGTAACCAAGCAGCAAACGGCCTATTAAAAATTGAAGCAATTAGTACTACTGAAGATATTATAGATTCAAACGGTGTTAATTTATCAGAACAAACAATTCAGTGGAATGACACAGCCAATCCTGATTGGTATGAGCAATTTATTCGTGTAATGAATTCTTCATTACCAGTAAACGGAACATTTGGCAGACCTGTTAAAAAACAAACAATTGCAGGAGTTCCTACAGAGCAGTATAGAATGAATAGCACTAATACTGAAGTACCTGTTTATAGTTTTTCAAAAACAGTAGACGGCAAGTCAGTATCTTTTGAAGTTGTTTCTACAGATTTTACTGATGTAAATATTGAAGAAGAAGCACCTTTTCCAGGAAATAACTTTGCTTTCTTATACAGAGATGATGGACGTGGTGTAGCAAGTTCAAACTCAGGCTTCTTTTGTCACTTTAGACAAGGTACAATGGATCAAGGACAGTTTAATGTAACTAATCCTTCAACAAGTCAAGTAGTTGGAATTGATGCACGTAATGTTAACCAATCAGATGTATGGCTTTATAAATTAGATAGTTTAGGCAACGAGCAAGAACTATGGACTAAAGTTGAAGCAGTTGAAGGCAACAACGTTATCTACAATAGTTTAAACAAAGGTATACGTAATATTTACTCTGTACTAACACGTATTGAAGATAGAATTAGTTTAATTTTTAGTGACGGAACTTTTGGCAATTTGCCGCAAGGTAATTTCCGCACATATTATAGAACAAGTAAAAATCAACGCTTAGTTATTTCGCCTGATAATTTAAGAGGAATCGCAGTACGTATTCCTTACGTATCAAGACAAGGCAAAGCAGAAACAATTACAATTACTCTTGAATTAAAAGCAACAGTTGATAATGCAACAGTTTCTGAAAGCAATGCAAATATTAAGAAAAATGCGCCAGCAACATATTATACACAAAATAGAATGGTTACAGGTGAAGATTACCAATTAGGACCATTAACAGTAAGTCAAGATATTATTAAAGCAAAAAGTGTTAATAGAACAGCTAGTGGAATTAGTAGATATTTTGACTTAGTTGATGCAACTGGAAAATATTCAACTACAAATTTGTTTGGTACAGACGGTGCAATTTATAAAAATAATTTAACATTAAAAACAGGGTTTACATTTGAAACTCTTACAGATATTGAAGGACAAATATCTAACACAATTGAACCAATTTTATCTAGTATAAAAGTGCGTAACTATTACTATGATAATTTCCCCAAACTATTAGTTGAAGATTTAGGTGCAACGTGGACTGAGTTATCTTCTGAAACTAATAATTTTACAGGTAGATTAACTAATTCAGCAGGTGTATTAATTAAAGTAGGAACGTTTACAAGTTCTAATATGAAGTTTGTTAAACCAAACTCATTACTTAAATTTATTCCACCAGCAGGCTTCCATTTCCTAAACGGAAAGTTAGAAGCAGGCGAACCAGACTTTAGAGGCGGAACTACGTACAAATGGGTAAAGGTTGTTAGTGTAGACAAAGACGGAACACAAATACAAGCAGATAGTACAGGCCCGATTGTGTTTAATGATCAGATTCCAAGCAATTCTAAATTAATTGAAATTAGAACAGCACTTCCATCGTCCCTAACAGATGATGTTAAAGCTCAAATTACTGCACAGGTATTTTCTTACAGAACATTTGGTTTAAGATTTTCAAGAACAGATGGTGAGTGGAGAGTTATTACTGAAAGTAATCTAGCAGCAAACAGCGAATTTAGTACTGGTAAAACAGGCGATACAACAAGTTTACAACTTGATGCTAGTTGGCTGTTAAAGTTCAATACTGACGGAGATGCTTATACTATTACTCATCGTGCAATGCGTTATATATTTGAAAGCGATCAAGATATTAGATTCTATTACGATTCTTCAGATAAAATTTACAACAACAAAACAGGTAAAATTGTTAAAGACAAAATTAACATTTTAAATATCAATAAAAAGCCTGATTCAGTATATCCATTTAATACAGATTATTTTTGGGAAATTGTAGAAGAATATAGAGATGCAGAAGGCTATGTTGACAGTAAAAAAATTGAAGTTAGTTTCTTTGATAATGACGATGATGGAGTAGTTGATAACCCTGAAATCTTTAGTGATATTGTAGACGAAGAAATTAATCCAAATACTAAAATTGTATTTTTAAAGAAAAATACTTCTACTGATGGTGTTGAAGATTATGTTTATACATCAAAAGAAGATATTAATGTAACAGTTATTAATCAAAAATCAGAAATAGGTGCATTAAGTGCATATGATGACGGTCAATTATTTTACTATGCAAAAGAAGACATTTTTGAAACACTTGATTTATCTACAGCAACGCTAACACTTACAACAGATTACAAAGCAAGAGTTGGTAGAGATGTACTCAAGTTCCAATATATTCACGCAGCAGATCAAAACAGCAGAATTGATCCTAGTGCAAGTAACATTATTGATACTTATATGCTAACTCGAGGTTATGACACATTATTTAGAAGATGGTTAGATGATGATTTAGAAACTAAACCACTGCCGCCGAGCAATGACGAGTTGTACATTAGCTATGCTGGTAATCTTAATAAAATTAAGTCACTTAGTGATGAAATTATCTATCATCCAGTTAAGTATAAGATACTATTTGGAAACAAGGCAAAAGAAGATTTGCAAGCATCATTTAAAATTGTTAAAAACCCAGAGTTAGTTCTTAACGACAACGAAATAAAATCGCAAGTTATTAGTGCAATAAACAAATTCTTTGCACTTGATAATTGGGACTTTGGAGATAGATTTTACTTCTCAGAATTATCAAGTTATGTGATGAGTCAATTGTCGCCAAACTTAGTTACTTTTATAATTGTTCCTTTACAATTAGATCAAGCATACGGATCATTACAAGAAATTAAATCAGAAAGTGATGAAATTTTTATTAGTGGTGCAACAGTCGAAAATATTGAAATTATTGATGCAATTACAGCTGGCAGACTACGTGCTACTGGTGCAGTAGTTACAAGTATTACATCGTCAACTACAGGTATACAAAGTACAACAGGTACTAATACATCAAGCGGAGGTTTAAGCTACTAATATGGCATATAACGATGATCAAAATCCTACAGAATTGCCAGCAGGCGGTCCGATTAAAAGGCGTTCGTCAGATCACCTACCTCGATACTTTAGAACACAAGTAAACAACAAATTTTTATCAAGCACAATTGATCAGCTTATGCAACCAGGCACTGCTGAAAAATTGTCAGGATACTTTGGACAGCAAGAAGCCAAAGGAAGATTAAAAGATGATTTTTATATTGGTGATGTTAGCAAAGATAGAGAAGACTATCAGTTTGAACCAGCAATTATAAACAAAGACGATTTAAATAATATCAATTTTTATGCTGATTACAATGATGTACTTAACCAATTAAAAACACTAGGATCAAGTGTTAAAGATCACAGTGTATTAAATCAACAAGAATACTATGCTTGGAACCCAAATATTAATTGGGACAAATTTGTAAACTTTAGAGAATATTTTTGGTTACCTAATGGACCTCAAGTTGTACAGATTGCAGGTGAAAAAGATAATGTTGAAAAAACTATTAAAGTTAAAACAATTGACAACGGTGAAAATTATGGTTACGTATTCACTCCAGACGGATTAACACAAAATCCTGTATTAACTTTATTTAGAGGTATAAAATATATCTTTGAAATTGATGCAGTAGGTAATCCGTTATCATTTAGAACTAGAAAACAAACAGCTCCAAAATTTACACCTAACGTAAGTTATGTAATTAATGATCAAGTTAGTTATGGCGGCTCGATATACCTTTGTATAGCTGAACATTACGCCGGAGATGATATTAACTTTGATAATTGGGAATTAGACACAACATTCAATCTAACATCATCAGTTAGTGCAAATGGTGTTGAAAAAGGTACGATTGAACTTACATTAGATCAAGGCTCACCTGACTTAATTTACTATATGTCAGAAACTGATTTGTTTGCAAGTGGCACTATTAATGTACTTGATATTGAAGAAGCAACATCAATTAATATTGACGAAACAATTTTAGGAACAAAAACGTACACTTCAGAATTAGGCATTTCTCTTTCAAACGGAATGAAAGTAGAATTTGTTGGTAATGTAACACCTGCTAAGTATGGAGAAGGATTTTGGTATGTAGAAGGTGTAGGAGAAAGTATTACACTTAGATCTGAAGTTGAATTAAATGTACCAAGCTCTTATACTAGTGATTTAGCAGTTGATTTTGATTCTGAAGGCTTTGATACATTGCCGTATTCAGAAGCAATTGGCTATCCTGCTAACAAAGATTATATTACAATTAATAGAGCAAGTACAGATGGAAACTTATGGTCTAAATATAACAGATGGTTCCACAAAGATGTAATTGAAAAAAGTGCAGAAATAAACAATCAACTTGTTGAGATAGATTTAGCAGCTAGAGCAACAAGACCTATTATTGAATTTGAAGCTAATTTAAAATTATTTAATTATGGTACTGCTATTAAAGATAGTATTGATTTAGTAGATAACTTTACTAAAGACATTTTTAGTACAATTGAAGGAGCTCAAGGTTATAATATCGATGATGTTGATATTACTAACGGAATGAGAATACTTTTTACTGCTGACACTGATCCGTTAGTTGTAGGAAAAATTTACGAAGTACAGTTTATTACTTTTAACAATGTTAGACAAATAACACTTAAAGAAACAACTGATACTGCTCCTTTGTTAAATGAAGTTGTATTGTGTAAACAAGGTACTACTTTTAAAGGTAATATGTTATGGTACAATGGTACAACTTGGAAATTAACACAACAAAAAACAAGCCTTAATCAACAACCTCTATTTGATGTATTCAGTAGTGACGGATATAGTTATGCTAATAGTGAATATTATGAATCATCAACATTTACTGGAACAAGTATATTTACATACTGCCCAGGAGCTGGTAACAATGATACAGAATTAGGATTTCCATTAAAATATAGAAGTATTGAAAACGTAGGCGATATTGTTTTTAAATCAAACTTTTTACAAGACAAAGTTACATATGTGTCAGCAAATGATACATTAATTGAAGATTTTGTACACAAGGGATATTTAAGAAAATATTCTGACCGAAGCACATTTACATTATTAAACGGTTGGGAAAAGGCCAATGTATTAAGTAATCAGCCTGTAATTAGACAATATTTAAATGATAATACTAGAACATTTTTTACAGTTGATGTTTATGACAGAAGTGCAACATTAGACGATTTATGGTTAAGAGTTTTTGTTAATAATGATTTAAAGTTTAAAGATAAAGATTATACACTATCACAAGATGCAAATGAAAATGTAATTGTTACGTTTAATAAAAAAT